AGGAGCAGAAGCAGCAGCAATTGTTTAAGTGTTGATTGGACAATTACAAGATAATAATTACATGATGATGACAATTATGTAATTATTAATGAGAATATTTACAAAACAAATCTAGTAACCAGCATAGGTTTGTTAAATGTTAAGGAACCATCCTCTCTTTCTAATGGCGGGTAAGAGTATTCTTTAATTTCTTGATAGTGATTTGTTGATCTGGATTCAAGGAATTTAAGGAAGTGCATAAATGCAGTTTCTGAATCTACAGCCATAATATTGGTATTCCACGGAGCCATATAGCTATTTTTGGGTTGAGAAATACACTTAATAGATTTATTCGGAGGTATCAGCGGGGTAAACGTGTGTTCAATATATGTTTCTATGATACGATGTTTATCAATAAAGGATCTAGATATAATTTCTCGAATTATGATATTATCATCTTCCATATTTATGACAACTTCAGGTATAAAACTATAAAATACTCTTATCTCATAAGGGACGCTCACATCACGACTGACAGTAGAGACATATCCTCTTGAATCTAACGTATGACATGCGCCTTTACCTAAAAATACGTAAGTGGGTTTGCACCCTATACACAAAACCGTAAATGTATCTTGATAATTAACTTTTTTCCGTAAAGCATCTATCTGTTTTGCAAATAGAGATGGAGGAAAGCGCGATAGGATACAATTCTTCCTATAGGCTTTTGGTAATAATTTTCTTCCATATATATCATCAACCACTCTTTGTAGTATCGAACAACACATCCTCACGGTTGCTAATTCCATGATATCTAACTTTTGTAACATTAAAACAAGTATTTCAGTAGGAAGATGTATTAATGAAGGAGACTCCATGATTAATATGATAACAAAAGTTTGAAAACAAAACAAAATTTACATATTTCATTTTTAGACACCTACTTGATAGCTGTTAATATAATAGTCCAGAATCCTCGACCTGCAGTATCATTTTATCAGTAAATATTATACTCCTACATTGATTTCTCCAGTCCGTATGACATCCGAACTTGGTTCAGTATCTTTAGTCCTATGACTATGAATGTTGATGAATTGCTTTTTAGCTGTTATCCCATTCTCTTTATCCAAAAAGAGATAATAAACAAGTAGGATTAATACAATAGCGATAGTGACTAACGCCACTGTAACCCAAAATCCTCTACCAACACGTTGCTCATCATTACCAACGCCAAATTTAGCTTGAAATAACTCATCTAAAAATGCAAAAATTGTCCCAACAGAGAAAAAAATAATAGCTCCTAATACAAAGGTGATTATCTCCTTCATTTATTATATTTCATCAAAAAAGTTCTTTTTCTCTGTTAATATATTAACAGGAACATTATTTAAATATAATAGATTATATTAATCCTACAATTTACACACACCACCTTCACATTTCCCACTATCACAAGCACCATTTCTGCATAATTTGAACCATCTACTTCCTTTACATCCTTCACGACAATCGGTTAATGCATAATACAAAACATAAATCACAATCACAAAAACGAGGAAGAAGGACAATAATGTATAGATTGTAAGTGATACTTCGTTTTCTTGTCCTGTAATTTCTTGTATTGGATACATTACAAACAATATGATATAGGCGATAAAATACGCCAAAATAAAACTAGAGAATAAGGTCAATCCCAAACAAGAGTAAAAGCATACCAGTAAAAATAAAAACAACGCAAACGCTGCCGCAATAGCAGCAGGCAAAGAATCCATAACTCTCTTTACGATTACGCCAGATATTATTGATGATAAACGAAAAATAAAACATATTACATTTATAAGAAAATACTTATATAATATCTATGTCGGGAATACGGTTCCTAAAAAACCTCAAAACTCCTCGAGGCGAACCTATTGTGTACATTAACATTGATAATGAGGGATGGTTTTCATTGCGCCAAATTGGAGACTTATTTTTCCCTGATAGAACTGAGGATGGATTGCAACTGCTGCTATGGAGTTGTAAATATGCCAAAAGTGGTGCGTATTATAATACGGCTCTAGCAGATTGTACGTACAGAAAACTTTATGATTACAAGATACTGCGTATATTACATGATGTTGATATTGATATTACTTGGATTGTTGACGTTCATTCTGTACAAAATATATTGCTTGTAATGGATCCTCAGGTTCGAGCATCTTTACTTTTACCTTTTTATGATATTCTCAAAGAAATGTTAAAAAGGGGAGGACGAAAACGAGCTGTAAGCAATAAAGAACGCTTGAAAATTGCTGCTAGCCAAGAATGGAAATGTAAGCTATGTCCTAAAGATTTTAGCAAAACTCTTAATTTTGAAATCGATCATATATTCCGTTGGGGTGCAGGAGGAAGTAATAGACGTCTTAATTTGCATGCGTTGTGTCCAGATTGTCATGCTCTTAAAACAGATGAGGAAAAACATCGAATCTTCCAAGCTATATGTTGATATACATGATATCATGTATATAATCTTTATTTTGCTTTACTTGGATGGTAGTTTTATTTCGTCAATCATGATGAACAGTAATATATTATATTATCAACATGTTCATGTTCCATGTTTATAATGAATTGCGGATTGGGTATGTCTGTAAGTAAACAATGTTACGTCCTTTATTAGTGGTAAGATATCTTGCAGTATTGAAGGACTGACTACCATCTTCAATATTGTTCAAGATATAAGATTTTAAGGAAGTTAATTTGTCACAGTTCATATTCCAAAATATGATGGACTGATTGTAAGCTAATTCTGAATGATCCAAACATTGCTTTATATCGTGGACAAAATCAGGAACATAATCCCATTCTTGGCTAATACACATGAGTTTACACGCAAACTCTTGGTAATCTTCAATGTAATAAGCGCCCGTTTTTGGATCAAGCTCTCCATATTTCTTAAGTAAATGACCATAACCCAATTTATCGGCATCCAAAGTGGGTGTGATCTCCCAAGCTTGAACATCCAGACCAGATACATCTACATCATCATCACCAACATATTGGACATTTTCTCTATATTCTTTAGTCAACGCTAGTTGTGATTGAGGTATGGTTAAATCTCCTTCAAAAACAAAGTTGAGAGCAAAAGGTGTATTAAAACTCTCCTTGAATCCAGTAGTTCCTTGTTTATCATTGCTTATCATCCACACTACATCTGCGCTTTCAGACATTTTGTAAACTTTAGGGTTGATCTCCAGTGACTCGCTGAAAATAATAGGAAAGAATTCAGCAGTTGAAAGACACTGGATCACCACAAAATCATACTCCGTAACAAGTTTAGGTTTTACAGGCTTTCTGTAAGCAAATAATGTTTGCTGAACATAGCCTAGTTTCGATGTTTCCTTAACTGATGCTTTCTTTTCTGCAGATTCCTCGACTTGTTTGTCTTCAACCTCTTTTTCCTTTTCTTGGGGTATACGTTCTTCAGCTGAAGTTTCTTCTTGCTCGTCTTCTTTCGCTAGATTACCATCTAATTTTTCACCGTAAAGGTCTCTAAGTACTTTATAAAGATCGGACTTCTTGGTGTATTTGGAACGACCTACAAGCTTGCGGTCCGTTGCAATCTTGCGAAGATCTTTCATGGTAAACTGATCCATAGTACGAGGTTTCAAAGTTTGCTGGCTATAATTCCGTCCCAATTTTCAATTTTTCGCTATTCACATAAAAGGATTCTCACAAAATAGCTTAAAGAAATAAAGTTTAGAGTCAGTTATTGGAAAATAAAGTAAAAGGTAAAATAAAAGAATTTTTCCCTAATCTTAAAATGGCAGATCAAGTTGGAGTTATTGACACCTCACTTATCAGGGAAGAAGAAAAACGCAAAAGACGGGAAGAAAAGGAACGTAAGGAAAAATATCGACGCCACAAAGTAAAAGATGCCTACGAAGATATAGGCAGGAAAGCTGTTCCTGAGTGCGTTCTTATGGAAAGAGAGTCTCAGCGTAGGAAAGATATACAAAGAATGCGCATGAAACGTAAGAACAAAAAGGAAAAATACGCTCGGGAAGCCGCATATGCAAAGTATGCTAAGAAGCATGGACACTCTAAATATGGAGGAAGTTATGGAAGTAAAGATAAAGATGAAGAATTCTTTATACCACGAACAGGCTTCGGAAATGGCGGAGAATATAGATATAAATCTAGCAATAAACGGTGAGGCAGGTAGGTAACCCACGCAAATAATGCTATCAAGGTGATTTTACTATGAAAAATCTGGATGAAAAGAGAATCTCTATTTTGAAAAAAATCAGCATAAATTGATATGGATGAAGCTATGAAGTTTGGGATTGTGGTGCATTACTAAGTTATAGCAGATTTAATATACATTATCCGAGAAATTGTCTAAGATAAATGTGTATGTTGTACTATAATAATTCTGCTACTTGTAATATTTGTATTGTCCATAATAACAACGGATGTGCTGGGTTATGGTGGAGAAATTTTAATCTTTATTATCTCTGTTGCTAATCCTATGAATATGTATGATATATTTCTGGGATTTAACGGAATTTGGAAAGGCGATGGAGTCATGATAATTAAAGATTTAAGAGCAATGTATCATCAATAAAATTTTAATTGGAAAGGGGCATTGTAAAGTGTAATCAAATTGTCCTTCAACTTCGTTATAACAATTATATAATTCTACTTATATAATTAATACTTTGAGTGAAATTGAACTTTTTATATATTATATACTCATCATACATACGCGTTTAAATGGCTCATTGGGACGAATTAAAAACTTTACTGACTGATCTATCTTCCGAATCAAGAGAACAATTACTGAGTTACACACGGATTAATAAAAGTATTTTCCCTTTCATTAAACAACATGCGAAGGATACTTTGAAACCAGAGTATCCTTCTCCGATTATATACAAGAAAATAAAAGTATCGCAAATACAAGCCCTTATTTGGCTATTACAGGGCAAAATATATTTTAGCACCGTAGATTGTTGTGAAGGAGAATTCTATCGAGAATTCTCTAAAAATGGACGGGATGGAACACTTGCGCCAGAATTGACTTATCACAAGGCGTTTTGGATAGAAATACAGAATCGAAATCTGGAACTTTGCATTGATAAAAAATTGTTTGATAGACATGTACCTAGATTGTCCAACATGTTGAAGGTTTTAAGAATTCCGGAAAATCAGTGCCGAATCGATAAATTCAAAGAAGTTACGCTGGACTCACATACAGGAATTCACCCTATACCTCACGAGATATTCGACAGAATTCTACATATAATGAATGAAACGTGAATGGATTTTAATTAAATAAATATGTTTTACATATTTATATGATATTAATATTAGAATATACTCTATTTATTCAGCAGAAAGAAGTCTCGTCCGTATAAAATATCGTAATTTCTATTTGTAGGATCCAAAATACGAACATCTGGGTTCATTTCGTCTAAAGCTCGATTTACCAGAGCTTCTGTGAACCGTGCTAAGAATCGATATGCTAGATACATATCCGTTGTAGTGCCATCATCGAAGTAAACACCCATTAATTTTGGATTCCTTTGAATATAAAAGATAAGTTTTTGGCTTGCAAAGGGTTTTATTCTCATATTTTCAACAACAAAGAGATTATTTTCATCTACAGATACATCAACAATAGCTATCCGAGTGGGTTCCCAGAAAGATAATGCAAATTTCTTATCTTTAGCGTCTTCAGACGCTTCCAAAATGAAATAGGCTTGATATTTGTCTGTATCACCTTGTTGTTGATACCACATGGGTGTTTTACCACGTTTGTAGTAATAAACTACATGATCGATGTTGGTGTTGACCATGGATATATAAGATGAAAGTTCACCTAAATCTTCACTAATTGACAGAAAGTGTGCTGGTGTATACTTTTTGGGACGCGGAAAATCTCCATCTTCAGTATTAGCTTTCAACATTATAAGTAAATTGGGTTCGAGTTTAGTATCGATCAAAAATGGGTAGCCTATTTTAGCGCCCATTATACTTCCTGCTACGGCAGCATTGGTATCTGTATCTCCGCCCAATCGAATCACCCAATTGATCGCTTCTGTATAATTATCAAAGTTTAATAAGCAATACACCGCACAATAAAAAGCATGAGCAACCCATCCCTTACCAATTTTCATCACATCACGCACCTCTTTGTTTCTTGCTTGGCGGATAGCTTTGATAATCTCTGGTTGTTTTGCAGAACCAAGAGGATCTATACCTGACATACCACCAAAAAGCAACTCACGAAGGAGCTTTACGTAAATTACCCCAGCCTCACGATTGATATCGTTGGGATTGGTTAAATCCACATCTGCAATCACGTTTTCATAATTTTTCCCGGGACTTAATGCTAAAGGCGCGCATCGCATTAAAGACCCATTTGATTGAGCATCTTTGGGGTTAATACCATCCTTAAGTGAAGAGTCAAAATGTTTGATACGACGTTTTTCATAGGTTGCAATAGCTCTTTTACCTTTGGACTTGATACCAGCGAATAATTTACGCGTATTGGCTCCCATGCCCATAGGTTTAGAGTTTGCCCATTCAATATATTGCAAAATTGCTTCATCTCGATTATATTTGCCGCCCGAGTTTACTATACTCTGAGCTAAGGCAATCATCATTTCCGTATCATCTGAGACCTGACCAACCACACCATATCGAACACCTTGAAACCTAGATCTCATCATTGGTTTGTACTCTAACTTTCCATTGTATTTAGAAACGGAAATACTATAGCGAAATTCAAAAGGAACACCTAAAGCATCTCCTAGAGCTCCACCATAAAACATGGAGAGAACATTACACCAATAAGTTGTGTTTTCCTCTGACATTTATATTTACATATAAATCTCACAAAGTTTTCCTTGTCAAATCTTACAAAATTTCATATGGTGTTATTTCTCCTGTATTCAGATCATGTCGACCTAATGCCATTCCACCAAGAAGAATGTGGTCTCTCATCATAATGGAGCCGTCGGGGACACGTCTTGTACCGTCACTTACGGTACATTCATATTGACCACGGGGATGTCCTTTTTCGTCGGTATATATACAATCCCAATGGTGAGGAAACGAAATATTACTTTTGTGTTGGTCCATCTGTTTATAATCTGATATTTTCTGCTTATGAACTTTCCAATACAGCAAGTTGATCTCGAATATATTTTCGTTGGAATTCTGGACTAAAAATTTCATCAGCTAATGCTTTAGCTGATTTAGCTATTTCTTTGGCAAGGTCATCGTTCTCAATCAAGAATGTGATTTTGTCTCTCAATACATTTCCAAAATGTTCTTCTTGAGGATTTACCATCACACAGTTGACATTGTCTTTCAAATAATCCTTAAACCAATAGCTGTTGCCCGGGTCAGTAATCAAAATCGGTACTGATCCCGAACCAAATACCCACTGTAGTGCAGAGGCAATCATTCTGCCGTCCATGATTAGAATGTATTTATAGTTCATGTGCTCGGATAAGGGTACTGGACGTCCATTAAATCCGTTATATCGTTTATCAAAGTATTTAATGTCTATCATATGTCTAAAAGAGGCCCACGGTGTTAATACAGGTTTTACATCTGCAAACGGAAAATCATACAGTTCTTTGATGGCAGGTTGTCTAAATGGCCATGCTACACCTCTCCAATATGCAATGCTCTTCCGTTCTTCCCACGGTAAATCTATATTATCTGCCTCAGTTCTCAAAACCTTGTCAAGACCAAATTCAAAAATATCATCATCTAAAGGCAAATTAATTAAGGGTATTGTCATATCATGCGGTTCTCTGGAACATAAAACGCCCATTGCCACCTTCTCAAGGTTCCCATACATCTCCTCTGCCTTTTCGTAATCTGGAAACTCACATCCTCGCATGACCCCGTCCCCATGAGGAAGTATTAAGGATATATTGGAACTAATAGAGTATAAATACTTGAGAATATATCCATTTTTGCCAAATTTACTGTGTTTATTGTTCCAAAAATCTAAGTGGGGAGACAATAAAACAAGTTTCATTTATATTATATACACAATTACATTTAAGAAATTTTGAAATCCATAAATCTTTAAATACATCCATAATAAGACTAAATTAACACTATTAATCTTATTATGGGCATTTTTGAAATTGAACGAGTGCGAAAATACTTGGATGCTCGCTATCAAACGGTAGTTGAAACAGGAACTACGTTAGGATATAGTACTTTAGCCCTTGCTAGAAGTTTTAAGGTAGTTCATACTGTCGAACTCAACGAAAACTTATATAAAATTGCATGTCGAAATTTTGAAAAGTTCACTAGCGTGGAATGCCATTTTGGGGACTCAAAAGAAATTCTTCCTCGTTTAATTCCAACATTAAGTGGTCAGGTCGTATTTTTTCTGGATGCTCATTGGAGTGGAGATGACTCTGTAGATTGGGATAATAGCGTGTGGAAAGGATATGGAGTAGATACATCTTATTGTGGAGACGATCCAACACCAGAAAATCAATCTCCACTGCTAGAAGAGATAAAAATTATTGTAGATAATTATCCAGAAGAATGTATTATTTATATTGATGATGCAGACAAATTTGATGAAAATGGTAAGGGAAAGATTAACACGGGATTTATGGGAGAAAATTGGAGTCACCTATCCGTAGATAAGATCAAAGAGATAATCAAAGATAGAATGATAACTTTTGATTTAGTGGAAGATCAGCTTGTAATCAAACTTCGATCTTTAACTGATGATGAACCGGTTAAGAATATTAAAGAATGGAGTCCAGCAATTAAAGTTCAAGGACCAAGAGGATTTGACGAATTTAATGGACCAATAATTGGTTCCCAAGAGTTTTCGTTCGGGTTGTAAAAATTGTTTATATATTCATGATCACGAATATATAACCTTATTTTTCGAATGTCTTTTTTTATACATAGAAAAATGGACTTGACTCAACTCAAATTAAAAGAACTCCAGGATATAGCCCGCAAACATAATTTAGCGAAGTGGTCCAGATTAAACAAAGCAGATTTGATTGAATTCCTTCAAGAAAAACTAGAAATGCTTTCAGAAGAAGTTCCTGAAATAGTTAAAGGCTCAGCACTAGTAAAATTCGTAAATATTCCTATTATATACCCCGAATTAGAAGAAGAAGATGATGATGCGACGGAGGAAATACCAGGATTAGCAGAACTTGGATTAATAAGATCTATCGCAAGAGAAGAAGAGACCGAAAAAATGGAAGAGGAGGGTGATGAAGAGACCGAAAAAATGGAAGAGGAGGATGATGAAGAGACTGAGGAAATGGAAGAGGAGGATGATGAAGAGACTGAGGAAATGGAAGAGGAGGATGATGAAGAGACTGAGGAAATGGAAGAGGAGGATGATGAAGAGACTGAGGAAATGGAAGAGGAGGATGATGAAGAGACTGAGGAAATGGAAGAGGAGGATGATGAAGAGACTGAGGAAATGGAAGAGGAGGATGATGAAGAGACTGAGGAAATGGAAGAGGAGGATGATGAAGAGACTGAGGAAATGGAAGAGGAGGATATCGAAGAATCAGAAGATATTGATCTTGGAGAAGATTCTGAAGAGGAAGAAGAACCCGAAACAATAGACGTTTTGGAAGACGTTTCTTATGAAGAAGCTATTAAGGAAATTGTACAAAATATAGACAAAAAACGGAAAATCAACGACAAAGATTTGGGATATTTCGTAAGACTGCCTTATATTTGGAAGAATGGCAGTTTAAATACAGCAGCACGAACATACCTTGTACAAGAAGGATTCCCCGTTTACAATGAGGCAGGAAACGAAGTTGAGTATGACTTTGAATCGTCAGAACAGACTTATCTCCAACCACCTTCGCAGCTCGGCAAAGCCAAAAACTTTTTCAAAGTTGTTGTTGGGACTAAAGTGCCCTGTTTGAATGAGTATGGAAATAGGCTGAGATATCTTGGATTCCCAATTAAATTCCTACAGTTCGAGCGTTGTATTGATCCTCTGAGACTATTCGAAGTTTTCCCAGCTGAGAGTCCAAGAATTGTTAAAGACTATCCAGCTTCTTACGATTTGCTTCCCAAAGAGATCCTTCGGGAACCTATCACAAAAAATTATCGAGAAATGCCTTTTAATGATTTGAAACAGGCACTCGCTGATTTATTTTTCATGTCTAATTTGGATATTGGCGCAGAAGAGGATTCTGAGGCTGAACCTATGACAGTAGCAGAAAAGAACCAAATTAAAGAACAGGCTGCTGACGATGTTAAAGAACTGTTACGGAAAAATTTGGAGGCGTATGCCGAATACGAACGTGCATACAAAGAATATATCTTGACAAAGATGGGCTGGTTTAGCGAAGAAGAAGAACAAGATGATTCGGAATATGAAGAAGATTTAGCTGACCAATTTCAAAGAAGCCTCGATAACGAACTAATCCCAGAATACATAGATGAGTTGCTTGCCGAGGAAATAGAAACGGGTAAGAAATACAAAGGACGAGAAAAGACGGTACGGAAGAAGGAACTTAAACAGCAAGTTCTCGCAGACGCAGAAGAATACTTGCTTGAAACGCAACCTGATGCCATTGAAGGGATACGTTTATTCCTTTTAGAAGCGATCGATAAAACCTTGGACGATTTGCTAGTCATTGTATATCTCTCTGAAGAGATTGACCCTGAAGAAGAGCAAGAAATACTTCAAGAGTTGAAAGGGTTTATTATTGAAGATGAGGAAGAAGAGGAAGAAGAAGAAGAGGAGGAAGAGGAGGAAGAAGAACTAGAATATGAAGAAGAAGAGGAAGAGGAGGAAGAAGAATTAGAAGGAACAATTCAAATTCGCTCAAATGACAAAGGATTGAGACGGTTATTCAAGGAAGAGGAAAATATTGATGAAATCCGGTTTTGCACGGCTGATGGGGAGTGTCCAATCGAGTACAATCCATTCACAGCCAAGGTGCGTTTTGCGTCCGCTAAGGACAACCGTATTCTTACAGACATTGAGGATATCTTAGACAATAAATCGAATATAACACGTGTTGTTATCGAATATATAGATCCTATTGAAGATGAAGATGTGGTATTGGAATTGGATACCTTCCTTATTCAAAAGAAATTCTTCCTTGGATAAGTAAAATAAATACACAAAAGTTATAATATATATACAATATTATAACCAAATAGCTATAGAAGAACACTTGCTTTTTCATAAGAGGTATGAAAACAGCTATTTTAGTACATGGTTATCATTTGGAAGCGAATGGATGGGAGGAGGTGGAATGGGGAATACCACCTCTAAAAGGTAGAATTCCAAAAGCGTTCGAAATGATCATGCTTGAAAATCCGGAGATAGTAGTCTTTGGCTCTGGTGCTTCTGTATCTCCATGCGGCACACGTGTTGAAGGAGAATATATCATGCAAGAATTGGTAGATTCCTTTGATACTAGATTACAACGTTATTTTCCCGATGATAAGGCATTATTAAAATATTGGAAGCATAAAATTTATGATATTGCGAGGACTGATACAACATCTGTGTGTACGGTTGAGGAACTTCAATTTATGAGAACTATGGTTCAAATCTATAATATTGAGAAGTTAATACTGGTTTCAAGCCCTACCCATCTACCCAGATGTATCCGCGACGCACATACTATCTTTAGCGATTGTAAGTGTCTCAAAGTTTTATGTGGAGTGCCAAGTGATACGTGTTATCCGGAAACTACGGCTAAAGATGTAGTAATCATAGAGCCTCCACACCGTAAAGATCGAAGTTGTGTACTTATGCATAAAACCGCCTCCAAGATATTACAAGTTCCTGAAGAAAACCGAGAAGAGTTTCGATCAAGATTAGAAGATTTACTGACCGAATATTTAGATTGACTTTATACAAACATAAAGTCAATATACTCATCTATACCACGCTCGAAGTGTATGTTGTTTTGAGAGTAAATTTCTCAGATTTCTCTCTAAAAATGAGGATCTAGCATACATGCACACCTTCTAAATTCTCCATTTTTATCCATGGATAAAAACAGAAATTTTCTATAAATGCCGTTTTTGCTTAATGTTGGTGAGACCCTTTTCTTGATTTCTTGCGGTTAACCCTGCTCATTTTAAATTTAAAGCGATTTTAAGATCAAGAACATGTAATACAAAATGTCTATATCCCAGGATCTTGTAACTAAAACGCACGAAGATATTACTGAAGCGGACTTGCAATTTTATATTGATATATTAGCCAAAGGAATCCGCATACTTGTTGATAAAGGCGATTATTCTTGCTATGAGGCAGAGATGGATAGAGCGGAAACGGATCTCCGTCATTTATTTCGCGATGACAAAGCTATATTAATACAATACCTAGAAGGAGATGAAATAATGGGATTGGTTGCAGTACGCGAATTAGGAGACAAGGTGATTTTTGTACATCAATGCCATCCTGTTAATCCCACGCGTGCACCGGAAATCATGAGGAAGCTTTTATTTTGTGTGAAACACAAATACCCTGGCTATTCTTTCTATGGAATTACTCATAAATCCAATAAAGCATTAGAGAAGTTTTGTTCGAGTTTCGGAGGAAAAACCTGCAATACCTTCCGTATAGAAGAACATCCAGCTTCCACACAAGAAAATGGATGGGTTAGTTGGATGTATCAATTGTAATTATACATTTTATTTAGAGATAAAATATGTAAATGATTGAGATTTGATACATGTAAACAAATAAATGTGGTCAGATAAAGATATTATAAATATATTTGTGACCATTATGAATCTGGAAAAATGAGTGGCTAAATATAGCATACAAATGACTGACAGCTCAAGAAATCGAGAAACTTGCAGATGAAGAAATTAATCTCATCAAAAGGACATGATTTATATATTTGACATTTAAATATATATATCTTCTTAGATCGCTCCTTTCAATATCTGAACGGCATCAGAATCGTTAGGGAGCCAGTCGCTGAATTCTTTGGAGAATCCATACCATTTCACCTTTGTCCAACCAGGTTTGACAGCAATGATCTTATGAGGTCGAAACTCTGTATCTTCTTCATGAACACAAAAATGCATGAAGACCATTGGAGAGGATTCTCCAACTGTTCTTTGATATCCATATACAATTCTTGGTCTGAGTAGTGGATGAATCTCAGCCCAAACTGTGCATAGATATCCAAAACGTTGTCGGAAAGTGGAACCCTTATCTGGTCCCCCGCGTGCACACAAGGTGATAAAAAGATTGGGAGAGGATCCATAAGAAAGGACTCGTTTGAGCCACTTTTGGGTCTCTCTGATCTCGCCCGGAGTAAGCATATAAGACATCAAATCCAAATATAAATTCTGGAAATGTTTCTTGCCCAGATACTTGCAAATATCCCCTTTTATCACTTCTGTTTGGTGCCCTCTTAATGCAGCAACCATATGGTTGTAGGTAGCATCATCTCGCTCAACGATGATCATTCGATTTGGCTCCACTCCTTTATTCAGAAGTGCACCCATAGTTCGGAACCCGAAACTATCCAAAAACATGACGCTGCCCCCTGTTTCAGAAACACAAGTAGAAACATAATCGTTTACAAATGCTTTTTCTTCCGAATCAAAATCACTATATGCAGACATCATATCTCAAATAAAGATAAGTTGGAACAACTTAAATTTGGAAAAAAATTCATTTTTTCCATAATAATAACTATCTTGTAGTTATTATTATCGACAATGCTGGGAGTGGGATTCGAACCCACGAAGCCGAAGCAGCAGGTCTTAAGCCTGCCCCCTTTGACCGCTCGGGAATCCCAGCTTTTTTATTCATTAACATATTTTTAAAAGTTCATTTTGTTAAGATTCATTGAGTATAAATAATGTTTATCACACGAGATGGAAAATGTAAAAACTAAATGTGTACAAAAAGTATTTATTCATTTAATAATGAAATTTCTATATGAAGAGGCGGAATTATATTTGCCCCGGAAATACAACAAATTTCTGGAGTTTGAAATCGCAAAGATTAATATATAAGAATTATATAAGAATTATATATTAATCAACCTCATCGATTTTTGGACCTGCTGAAGACGGAGGAGGTGCAGAATCAGATGGAGGTGTATATTCAGTATCTCCACCACTTGCCGAATACAATTTACTGACGATGGGATGACACACTTCCTCTAATTCTTTGAGTTTGGATTCATATTCTTCAACGGATGCCGATTGATTGCTATCAATCCATTCTTGTGCTGAAGACAAAGCTTGCGAAAGTACTGTAAAATCACTCTCATCAATCTTGTCCTTGGTTTCCGGAGTGTTGATAACGCTTTTGGTACTATAGACAAAACTCTCTAATTTGTGTTTGGCTTGAACATGTTGTCTCACCTTTTCATCTTCTTCAGCAAATTTCTCAGCTTCTTGCACCATCCTTTCTATCTCTTCCTTACTGAGCCGTCCTTTGTCATTGGTAATAGTAATACTATCAGACTTACCTGTACTTTTGTCCTCAGCTCTAACCATTAAAATCCCGTTGGCATCCAAATCAAAACTTACCTCGATTTGTGGTACTCCCCTTGGAGCGGGCGGAATGCCTCCAAGCTGAAATGTACCTAAAAGATTGTTATCTCGAGTCATAGCACGCTCTCCTTCGTAGATTTTGATCTCTACGCCAGGTTGGTTATCTGCGAACGTAGTAAAAGTGTTGCTCTTTTTGGTAGGAATAGTAGTATTCCTTTCAATGAGTTTTGTCATTACACCACCAGCAGTTTCAATACCCAAAGACAACGGAGCAACATCCAGCAATAGAATATCCTTTAGGCGAGAATCTTGACTGACATCACCACTCATAATAGCAGCCTGAACAGCTGCACCATAAGCCACGGCTTCGTCAGGATTAATGGATTTACATAGCTCTTTACCATTGAAAAAATTACTTAATAACTTCTGGATCTTAGGAATGCGTGTAGAACCACCTACCAAGACAATTTCATCAATACTACGTTTATCCATCCCTGCGTCTCTCAGGACTTGTTGTACAGGTTCCATAGTACTACGGAAGAGATCATTACACAATTCCTCAAATCGAGCTCGTGTAATTTTAGAGTAAAAATCTTCACCATTATACAACGCATCAATTTCTACGGTAGCTTGACTCGCAGTAGATAAGGTTCTTTTTGCACGTTCACAAGCAGTTCGTAAACGTCGAAGAGCACGAGGATTTCCACTAAGATCAGCTTTATATTTTCTTTTAAATTCTTCACAAAAATGTGATACTAAACGATTGTCAAAGTCTTGTCCGCCTAAATGCGTGTCTCCTGCGGTAGCGCGGACTTCAAATATACCATCGTCAATATTCAACAACGATACATCAAATGTTCCCAATATGTTACCGAAAGGTTTTTTATCCTTTCTTCTTATGCTTTCACATAAGTTCAGACTATATCTTACCGAGATTTTCTTTAATGAGGTTTATGGAGGAAACGTAATTTTTAGGGAAAATTAGGAGATATTTAGCAAACGTATCATTGTTTAGGACTGCGTCTACAGCCTTCAACTTAGCGTCCCATTTACCACACTCAACTTGTTGTCGATGATAATGGTGATGGTCCTTTAACTCAACAATCCAATTCAGGTCAGGAAGGTAAAAATCTACACGATAACGTAAATTGGTTTTATCATTCCACGTATATAATAGTGTAGGTCCATCTAAAACTCGAATTTTATGTTGGTTACAGAATTTAATGAACTTAAGTTCATATTTCGATTGATAGGTTATTTTTTCTCCAATATAGTTTTGTGTTGATCGTATTTTAAACGTCCGGTTACAAAATCCACAATCTTGACAATAAATCTTAAGTTTGTTTTTCTGAATATATAAATCTCTGTTTACGAAGGACTTTCCACACAATTCACATCTAAATTCTACATAACTTGGTGTTTCGAAAACAGCCTTTTCCTTGTTAAACAGTTTTGGACTGAATACGGACTGATTCCAGACGCAAATGTATGGATAATATTCGTAATCTTCACTTTTCATCTTACCATGTTGAAAGCTAAGAATTTTATCTTTGATTCGATTATATTCTTCTTCCGTAAGATGTTTTCTAAAGTAAGTTTCTACGAAATCATCATCCATTTCAGAAAATTTCTCTCGACTTAAAGTGATAAGATCATGACCTTTAATATCCCGTTTGTATATTTTTTGTGGCTTTGAATACTCTCTAATATTTTTCCCTATCATAAACTCAGATTGAGCAGCTCTTTTTTCGTCAATAGAGTTTTGACAATGCTTACAATATCTTCGATTTCTATTGATTTTTCGAGCAATATTATCTAAATTTACTAGGTTTTCGCATCCACAAATAATACATTCATAACAAATTTTGTAAGGATTGTTCCTGGATAACACTTTCCCATTTAATTCTATTTTGTAGATAGGAATTTTTGTGTTGGAGTATTTTCCATTATGATAAACAAACCGTAACGTGTCAATATCAACTTTTTTACTTGTTTTCTTGTTGACAATATACTTGATATTCAACAACAGATTTTCCCGATCTTGTTGATCCATTTTATTTCCCCATTTCCCTCATATTTATTCATTATCTCGGTTCTGGCGCTCGTGGATATTTCATCATATTTCATCTGAAACTTAGATTACTTTATCTAGTCGTTGAACCTTCCCCACCTTTCGAAGGGGCTTGGCTGCTGATTGTCCAATCCTTTTATTTTTTATAACCTTCACGCTCATCCTTTCGGATCACGTTGTGGTATAAAAGGCTTAAGGAGTTCCCAGCAATTCACCAGATTTTTTAATGTGGAGGCAGTTACATTTTACCACCACAATCAAATATCAGCACATTCTTCTCCTCCCCACCCTTCTGATCCAAACCGTACGCAATCGCGGCGGCGGTAGGTTCGTTAATGATTCTCTTCACCTCCAAGCCACTAATAATACCAGCATCTTTAGTGGCTTGACGTTGTGAATCATTGAAATAAGCAGGTACAGTGATTACAGCAGAATTTACTTTTTCGCCCAAATAACTCTCAGCAACTTCTTTCATCTTCCCCAATACCATAGCTGAAATCTCTTCTGGAGCAAAGTCTTTGGTATCTCCTTTGTATTGTACACGGATATACGGTTTATCTCCTTCGTGTTGGACAACATCAAAAGGCCATAACTTTATATCCGCTTGAACAACAGGATCAGAGTATTTACGACCAATGAGTCGCTTTGCATCAAAAACGGTATTTTTCGGATTCGTACTAGCCTGGTTTTTGGCTGCATCACCGACCAATCTCTCACTATCCGTAAACGCTACATAACTTGGGGTAGTCCGATTTCCTTGATCATTCGCAATAATATCTACTCTATCATTACGATAAACGCCTACTGCAGAGTAGGTAGTACCAAGGTCCACTGCGATGCATACACTCCCTTTACTCATTTTTATTCTTTTTTGTTTTGATTAAGTGATTTTAAATTCATTTTCAAGGACAGAAAATGAAAGTATGTAAAGTATGTAATAAAGACTTCCTAAATATTAAAATGAATACAAACTTGTATTCATTTTAGAGATCAACACCAACGCAAATATGCTTCTCACTCATGTTACACTCTTTTGGTGGAAACCCAGTACGTTTTTAAAATCAAATTTTCATTTCAATGGAATGAAAATCATTTTACTAATTTCACATATGGATCAAATATTTTAGCTTAAATCAAGAGAGCAAAAGTAGCCCAACGTACATTGATGTTGAAAATAACACCTTGACTGAGATAAGCCATCATCTCATCTAAATCTGCGAACGTAAAGGTTACTTTAAACATAGTCCCGCTGGTTGCAGATTCTGTAGTAGTAATAATATCGCGCGTCTCTAACATGGTCCCGTTATTAATATGATAGCCCGGAAATACACCAAAAAAGCTTTCAGGAACAACTATCGTTCCAAAATCTAAAAATACAAATAGCTGGAAGGTAGTAGTATCTTTAGCTAATCCTACACTGGTCAATAAACCCGTAAATTCACTGTTAGAGGCATAACTTAATTCTACATTACCAACTTCATTAATATCTGTAGGAACTCCAGGCTCATCACTAATCGACGCAAAAATATTATTAGTCCTCCAAAATTTGAGAATATAGAAATTGAAACTATTATCTACTACACCTTTAGGACCCTTGGGTCCAGCAGGTCCAGGAGCACCAACTATGCCAGGTTTCCCCTTATCTCCCATGGGTCCAGGTCTTCCTACCAGACCTTGAGGTCCAGCCGCTCCTGGACGCCCTTTCGGACCTTTTGGCCCAGGCTTGCCCTTATAACCCTTTTCACCGACAATACCCTGTGCTCCCATATCTCCTGGGATACCGGGTCTTCCAGGCGGACCTGGAGGTCCACCAGGAGGACCATTAGGACCTCGAGATCCAGGAGGACCATGCGGTCCAATCATTCCTCTTGGACCCATGGGTCCTGGAGCTCCTCTTCTTCCCTTTCTCCCCGGTGGACCGGGTGGTCCAGGCGGTCCTGGAGGTCCGGGTCTTCCTGGAGGTCCTAGAGGTCCCATATCTCCTTGGGGACCTCTAGAACCAGGTAAACCCTTTTTCCCAGCCTTACCCGCTTTTCCCCTGAGATAAACTATTTTTGGGTCTGGAGTTTTATGACAGTCTTCACTTTGATGAGATTCTTCACTTTGATAAGATTCACTTGATTCGCTACTTCTACTCGTATCCGAGCACACATCATCACATCGAACACAAAATTTGTCCATTTTAGAAATATGCAATATTTTTTATGATGTAAAGTACCCTGTGTAAATATGAGATGTTGTATCACAATTTGAACATTTATGCAAATAACATAATTATCCGATTTAAATTTGCTTACATTATAATAAATCTAACTGGAAAAAATGAAAAAAGATATTTTTTTTTAAAGATAAGCTAGGAGATGACAGTGTCAGCTTACAGAATTACACAGAAACCTGAAGATATTGAGCTTGCTATTTGGAATTGTTATGTTGATCATCCATATATTCCTCCAACAGTTCGTTTTGGATCTAGCATGTTGGAGATATTGGGGATGGAAGACATTAAACGTGGGGTGGACCCGCGAGTAGCTGAAGTATGGAAGATTTTAATTGATCAATCTCGTAGAATATCTCGGGATATTATGTTCCTAATCCCTATGAACGTGATTTACTGTGGAGATATCATTGTACGTTATATGAACAACTCTACACCAGCAGAGATTATGGGATACCTCGAAGAAGTTGAAGGATTTTACTTATGAAAGACCAAAAACCGATCGCTCTGCAAGCCAAAAGGATATAATTTTGTATTTAATGTTTAAATACAAACGTTATTCATACAATTGATGTTTACTTGTACCCACCATAATTGTAAAACCATGCAAAAAGTGCAACGAGAAGAATGATAATAATAAGAGAAGCGACAAATCCAACACCTTGATCGTAGTGATCCATTTCTGTAATATAAATAAAAAAGAATTTTGTTTTAACTTAATTTGAAGAATAGTAGATAACTAATTTGTGTTTACCAACACAAATTATCTAACCTTTTATATAACCGGTTTAGCCCATCGTATACGTAGCAGCAATATTGTGCCTGGTTTTATGACGTCTTCAACAGTAAGGTCAATATCGTCTATTTCAATTGGTACCTCGATTCTATTAGAGTTGAAAGGTGCCGATGCTGAACCTTGATATACTTGTTTGTTACAATCTTGAGTATTGGCAGGTCCAGAGCATACAGGACCATATACTGGAATAGTTACAGTTAGGTTATCAATAGACCCTATAGACCCTCCAACGTCCGGGTTTAAACGAACCTTAAATACTCCATCTTCTTGTGAAATGAAGAAGAAACTTGCTGGATTTTTTGTTGCCGCATTATATTCTTCAACTACATCACCAAAATTTTCCAAGGGTTTAGGAGTTATAGTAATAGCTTCATCTTTAGTAATTTTAGCCATAAAAAATGTAAATACGAATTGCACCTTTCCTGGATCTCCTTGTGGACCATCAGCTCCATCTTCACCGGTAAGACCTTTATCACCTTCTGGACCTCTTTGTCCTTGGCGACCTCGTGGACCTCTTTGTCCTTGATCACCCACATCACCTTGGTCACCCACATCACCTCGACCGCCTGGATTACCTTTAGGACCAAAAATACCATCAGGTCCTTTAATGCCTTTTGCTCCCGGTGGACCCGGTGGACCAGGCGGACCCTGACCGGGTCCTGCAGGACCTTCTGGACCCGGTGGACCAGGCGGTCCCCTACATCCTGGAGGACCTGGCGGTCCCTGAGCGCCCCTATTTCCTCTACATCCCGGCGGTCCACGTGGACCCGGTGGACCAGGCGGTCCACGCATACCACAACTTCCTGCTTCACCACAAGGTCCCATAAACCCGAGAGGTCCTATCTGACCCGGCGAACCCATTCTTCCGGGAGGACCCCGTAAATAGATAACTTTTGTGTCCTTCGGCATCTTAAATTTTAAACCCTACGTAAATTGTTTAAAATTTTTATGATAATATATAATTTAAGGAACAGCGGAGGGATTGATGTTCCACTTGATTTTTACAAGAATAATCAAACCTTGTGTCCATGAACATCCAGGCACACCTTCGAACATTATATTCCCCGAAGTAGAAGGACTTGTGATTTCTGTTGACGGTTCACCCTCATTAATTAAAGTATTAGGTTGATCATAGTAAGGTATTAATCCATATAGTTCATCAAATAATCCATTTGCAAACACATTTACCTGCAGTTCTGTAGATGAAGGACGTGAAATGAAGAAGTTCGCAGTTAAAGTTTCAGTGATGGGAAGAGAGTCGTAGAAAAGTCCTTGACTTCCGATACTATTAATACAAGCTCCAGTTACACCTGGTAATATTGGAAGGGGTCCTGTGATATTATTAAGTTTCAATATGTAAAATGTATAATTGTTAGGAATATTACCTGCTGGTCCTGGTGCGCCTACAGCGCCCTGATCTCCATCGCCGCCTCGTAGACCTTCTAATCCTACTTCACCATCTTCACCAGACACTCCCTGGATACCACAAACTCCGTCAATACCATCAAAGCCCTGAAGCCCTGCATCTCCTTGGAATCCTCGAGAGCCTTGGTCTCCTTTTCTTCCCCTTTCACCTGGAACGCCGTTAATACCGGGGCATCCTTGAGGTCCATCACTTGGACCAGTTGGTCCGGGGGGACCAGGAGGTCCACAAGGTCCGGGAGGACCTCGCCTTCCTAAGCATCCAGCTAATCCTTTCGGACCTCGTGGTCCCATAAAACCAACAGGTCCTGGTTTACCAGGTAAACCAGGACAACCCGGTGGACCTTCTGGACCTGCAGGTCCCATACGTCCTTTATGTCCGCGTGGTCCTCGATGTCCCATAGCTCCCGGAACACCTATATATCGTTCAGAACAAGCAGAATCACTATCATATCTTTCACTATATTCTTGATTACGATAACCAAACATTTCCTTTGTCTTTAAAAACCTTAATTTTTTTGGTGGATGATGAAATTAATTTTCCAAACTATTAATATTCTGAAAGGAAGTCATACTTATACTTGTTTGAAAAGGCAAGGTGTTGATGCGGATTTATTTTCTTGCGAGAAGTAGGTGAATAAATCATGTAAATAAAATGAATCTCCACATGAAGGAAACAAAAACGTGAGACAATACATCAATAAACAATATATAATCGTTTAGAAGAAAACTCAATAGCTTCTAGTAAATATTTATTTATTAATTGTAAACATAAATATGAAATCTGCAAGAATTAAATTTAATGACATACCAATCATATATCCTACTTCTGAGAAAGAAGATGAATTATTGTTTACACAATTTAAATCATTACCTGACGATTTGCAGGTATTAATGGCAAAGTTTCTAGATATCAAAACGATAGCAAATTTCTGCAGATCTTCAAGTAATATGAATGCTAACATATGTAATAACGACTATTTCTGGAAAATTAAAACTCAACATGATTTTAAAAATATTGTTGATATTCCTGAAGAATCAGATGATTGGAAAAAAACATATAAAGAAATAAAAGATAGCGAAATTCATGTTTACGCTGGCGATATAAGGGTTGGATCTGTATTTTTATATAACAGTCCTGAGGAAGCCGTACTTTTATACGATGATTAATTAATTCTCTATTCATTAAAATGGTTTGGTTGAGAAATCCTGATACTGGACGAAATATTCTGAAAGGAGGACGTACTTACAATCGGTTGAAAATCCAAGGTATCGATGTTAATTCGTTTTCTCGAGTAAGAAATAGATGGACTAAACAACGTAAGCGGAGTACATCCCCACGTAAAAGGAAAGTAAAAACGCGTAAAACAACACGTAGGAAGTCTGCAAGAGCTACTCGGGGACGTCCATTAAAACAAACTCTCAAAGATGTACCAAAAGAAAGAAAAGCTACACGTGAAAAATTAAAACAACAATTGTCTCATACCAGAGAAGGCAGAGGTATTCGAACACGGGGTTGGGCAGCAGCAGCTCCACAAAGGGGTAAGGAAAGACGAGAATTATATGAAAAATGCGGAGCTAAGTGTTTCTTGGAACCAAATCCTGAAGACCCAGGGAAATCCGGATTTCCCATTTGTGCTGCACTTCGCGAAACCCAAGGTTGTAAAGTTGATTGTCGTGGAGTAACTTCGGCTTTTGTCCGTGGGCGACAATATCGTCAGCGACATCCTGGTGTAGCCGTGAGAGCGAAACGTATCCAAGATAGAAAGTGTTCAAGATAATATGCGGTATAGTTTATAGTAAAATATTTTACTTGAAACAAGTAAAATACGGAGATGTTAGATGAACCAAAAGGTATATTGAAGACTCCTTCAATGTCATATCCCGTTCGTAGACGTTGGCAACGAAAATCAAAAAGAAAAGTACGATTTGAAAAACAAGCAGTATCTATACGATATTCTCTACTAAGTAGAAGACATTCAGCTCATTGTATAAAGTATGGTTTAACACAGAGTTACCGCGGGCATACAATGAATAACTTGGTATTCCACAGTCATTATTAACCGGAAGGTCTCACGAGTTTTTTCATCTACAACAAAACATTCATACAAAGGACTACAACAAGATTGGGTTTTATTACACTTACGAATTAGAACGGTATCACAACCGCGTTGATGCTTCATATATATTTTCGCACTAGCTATAATTTTATCTTGATCCATATTTATTGTTTTAACAATCAGGGTTTAATTTGTTTCCATACATATACTCCTAAAAAGTGACAACAAAGGCTTGCTTTCTTCCTCTGGCAATTCTTCAAGAGTTTTCACTAATAAATCTTCATAGCGCATCACAATCTCAGGTTCGCGTTTTTCGAGATCTATTTCAGAGATATCCCTATACGCCACTTTTACCCCTTGTTTTAACCATTTCTTAATTTTAGATAGTTTGCCAGCAGTTTTAATTTGGCTTGTATTTCCTACTACAATAACTTTTACTTCAGCATTTTCAGGTAATGTAGTGTCTTCAATATCTTCATAATTCACTGCAAGCATCACTTTCTTAGGAATACCAAGATCAATCCTTTCTTCAGTAAAGGATTTATCCTTACCAAACGTTAACCATGACACCGTTTTATCTGCACGATCGCCAAATGCGTGTTGAATAGGCGTACCAGTATAAATAATGTTATTTTGCAAATGATCGTAGTTATGAATGTGACCACTTACGACCAAAGGTTTATCCAAACTCCACGGGTCGCCATCTTCAGAGATGATCGCGCCCATCTTTGCCCCTTTAAACTCTTGGTGGGCAAAGATACATGTGCTATCTTTCCAATCACCCAGGGAATAGTCAGGTGTATGCTCATAAGTTTGTCTTGCTATAGAATCATCTACAATCTCAAGTAATTTACGATAACGTTTGGTTTCTTCGGGATGATCCTTCTCATACTTCGAAACCATCGCACAGAAGAACTGATCCAATGCGGATAAACGTTTAAAATCAAGCGTATCCTTATGAATGCCGTACATGGTGTCTATAGCTTCTTCAAATCTTCCGGGAAACACGTAAGGCACAAATGTAAACAGTTGTCCTTTGACCTGGATTTGTATTGGAATATCAGCTACAGTTATATTTTTCCAATATCGAAAAGCATTGAAAGGGTGTTCCTTAGTCAAAAACACTGAATTGTTTGGGCGGTCATGATTGCCTACCACCAAATAAGTAGGTGCAACATCCTCCAACTTTTTCAGCAACCTTGTACAACGGGAAAGTGGTGATTCTTTGATGATCTCATGACGATCCAACACATCTCCCAACACCACAATAAAGTCTGGCTTCCTGTCTGCTAGCAATTTTGTGAGTGACTCTTCCAAGGCATCCGTTTCTTTACTATTTTTCACCTTAAAGTGCGGGTCACCAATGCATAGTACATTTATAATATTGGGATCGTCTGTATATTCCGAGATAGCAGTTGCCATTTTTTCCCTTGTTAATCCTTCAATTAAAAACAAATTATATAGAACTTCACATTTCCTAATTCATCTCATATGGTTTATCCAAGGATATAGTTCAGCATATCTTTGTGAAAGAATATTCAACACCTCCAGATGTCCTTCCAAAGCAGCTGTCTGAAATGTCTCCATATCCCAAGGGCAAGGTGGGACCAGCGATATATTAGTAGTTTCATTTTTTGTAATTAACCAAAAATGTATGGTACCAATATTACCAAGATTTTCAAGACCAACATCGAAGAGGAAACTCTTGAAAACCTGTTTTATCGGAAGGTGCTTTTTACTACACCGGATATGCAATTGGTTGTGATGAAGATCTATCCGGGTGAACGTATTCCAGAAGAAACTCACCAAGGTACGCAGTTTATCCGTGTGGAGAAGGGAGAAATATTTGTACGGGTGGGTAACAAGGAATTTATTTTGAAAGATGATGAAATTGTGATGATTCCTGATAACACATTGCATTATTTTGAAAATATTGGTCTGGAACCTGTATCGTTGTACAGTATATATTCTCCGCCCGAACATTATCCTACCACGGAAGAGTATATGCCTGATTATATCCCATTTCCGGAAAATTATACAAGCACGTATTGATAAACTTATTGCAGAGATGAATTCAAAAAGTTAATCTGATAAGTTATAAATTGTGGCTACATGGGATGGAAGCAATATCTCGGCTTAGAATACGTTGATTATACAGATCAAATCTTTCAATCCATAGTGAAAACACGATATGCTAAAGGACAATTTTCTATTATATTGTCCTCAATCATCACTTTGATAATTAGATGGCATATTAAACTAATTTTCTCGTGTATATTTCAGTTCCACCCTGTTATCGATTTCTTATTACAAGTGATATTATCTGTGATTCTTGTATTTAAGACCAATTGGATCCGAAACCTTGTAAACCGGTTTAGGAGCGAAATTTATGCATTATCTAGATACTTGATCAACAGTTATACACCGGAGAACTATAGAATATGGAAACGAAATTCAACTGTAGTCTTATGTATATATTTAATTGTGCATTTGCTACTAGTGGAAATTACAAGTGCTATATTGATAGAACAAATTATACAGTTCCTTATCTCGTATTTTATTATTGATGGTATTGAGCAAGGTACATTCACGAAATGGTGGGGGTATATCGGAGCGTGGTATGAAAGCAAATTTCAAAGTCGGGGAACTCAACATAGAAAAAATGTGATTTTCCAAGAAGATTATCTTGATAATTCTCCCTCAAACGAAAATTTATCCTCAGATGAAGACAGTCCACTATATAAAAGCTGGACAATGTTAGATAATGTAGTAGTGCTTGAAGATTCTCCTGAACATTCCGTTGTTATTTTCCAATAAAAGATAGATATTTTCATAATATCTATCCATTTAAACTCTATTCTACAAAAAATGTTGAGATTTTAAACATCCGTGAGAACTAAGAAAAAGCATAAGTCTTACAAAGTCAAATGTTGCCGTAGGGTCATGATGGAACCGGGTTTATCTGTCCTACAGGACCTCAAGGTATGATGGATGTGGCAATTAATATTGAGTCTACTGATCCGACTGGATTTACGTTTGATAACGTAAATGCGTTTATTTATAAATATCGATGACATATTTCTTGAACTTGGGATTTTGGCAGACAAAAGAACATGTTCTATGTAGATGAGATTGAATAAGGCTATGAATGGCATTTTGTGTGGCTGTTGTTGGTACATCAAAATTATATTTCATGAGAACGAAGGTTTGACAAGCAGCAGCAACATCTGTTGGAGAGAATTCCAAAAATATATTGGACATAAACAGCGTGATCATATATAAAGCTCGAGCCTTATCATACAATTGCTCCCAATTATCAGCTTCATTGGTCCAGAGCTTTTGATGATACTGATTTTGTGATTGCCAGAACCAATCGTAACCAGTGTGCATGTGTAATTTAAACTTTAAAATGTGGAGGAAATGTCTCCTGCATTTTTTCATTCGCTTAAAGTTTTGACGTGTTGGTACAGTTCTGAGCGATATGGTGCTACAACTATCCGTTTTCGCTACTATGCTGAAAATAACATGCATATATTCAGCAGCTGTAGTCAAAGAAATGTGTCTTGGAGGAACAGCATTGAGAAATTTATTGAAGAAACAATAAGCTTTAGCAATATTACTATGACTCAAACCATTTTCACAAGCAACAGTGTAATAATCCAAGGCTATAATCATTCTCTCTGTCCAAGACAACCGAGATTTTAATGCTTTACGCCAATCCATGGGCTGATAGGGTATATTTATGGATAACAAAGGAATGGAAATAGGCGAAAATGTAGAAAAATACGGATGCATAAGTGAGTTACGAACAGAAATACGTGCGGATGGATTTAATTGAAGCATTTTCTCAATCAAATCATAAGCATCTGCACCTACTTTCTTAATTACTTTACGTTTAATATTGCTATCCCACCATCTAGTACCCATTTGGAATTTCTTTACTGGAATTGTTCTCATGTAGTTTTGCATATATTCCGGGTATGTCTTGAGGGCTAAGGGATTACCCAAGGTCTCAATTTGCTTTTTAAGTACTATTTCACTTTCATCGCTTTCGAAAGGTGGATTACCTAAAATAAGCTCAACAAAAATGCACCCCAAACTCCATATATCAATAGATTTTCCATAATTTTCTTGATCTAAGAGATTTTCAGGGGGTCTATAATACAAAGTGACCATGTAAGATGTATAACTGTCACCAGGTACATTGACTTTCCTTGACAGCCCAAAGTCACATAGCTTATAATCCAATTGATCGTCATCTTCACCGAAAACTAAGATATTTTCCACTTTCATATCACGGTGTATATAGTTTTTGGTATGTAAAAAGGCCAAAGCCTGTAATATCTGGAAAATAGCCCTCCTTACTCGCTGAGGTTTACCAACAAAAAATTCCTCTTGCAGTTGATCGTAAATAGTACCTCTGGCTAAAGGCATCACATGATAAAACTTCTGCCTTCGAGAATCGTAACCGACATCAATTAAATCGATAATATACGGATTAGATTTACATTCTTCCAACAATGCTATTTCTCTGAAAGTTGCAGTCGTATCTGTGTGCACTTTTACTGCGACTGATTCTTTGGAGGGAGTGATATACTTATGGACATGACTATACGTACCATCACCGATTTTTCGTTGACACTTCCCGTAGTATTTTAGGTGGTGATTCTGGAAACAAGACATTATCCACAACTATATATATTTGCTTTATTACTATTATTCATTTTTGAAGATCTGCAAGTTGTAAAAGTGGAAACCCAGTTTTCATGAATGCTTGTTGTTGCTCGAACGTACACTCAGGAAAAAGTTGTATGAATGCGAGCACGGCAGCTTTGTTTTCCAAAGGTGTAATCAAAACAGTATCTGTTGTAAAAATTGTTGGTGTGAGAATCGAATCCCCCAAGTAATTTTTAGGGAGGGTGATTTGCCATTGATTATCATAAACACCGTGGAAAAATGCATAAGAATCTACCTCCATTTTCAATATTAATCAGAAATATCTCGAAGATATTTCTATAATTATTAATAATAGCTAATCTTTGTATTCTCTTTACAAAGGTACATCGTCCGCAAATTCTCCTAAGCCACGAACAATACCTTTACCCAATTTATCCCCAAATCTAAGCGCTCTACTAAACCACCCAGGTGGAGGAATAGGCTTGGCAGAAGTAAAAGTGGGATATGGACGCATATCGTTAGGTCTGTTATTATTCAAAGCTTCCATAGTTACAGTAGCTAACTGTTCTCCTCTTTCAACTGGATACATGTCGTAAAGGTCGATAGTATCATCTGGAATCTCAGCGAAATTTTCTTTCACTATTTCTGTAAGGACCGGGTAACCAAAGGGTCCGTACATAATCTTTATAAGAGCCACACCTTCAGCACTTTCTTCTAGCATATCTGCCTTTACTTGTTCTTCGTTTCTACTTAAGGACAAAGATACATTAGGCGGCAAGTCATCTACATCGGTTACACTCATGTCTTCAAAACTAAGATCTTCCACTGGTGTCGACATGTCTTTAACAGAGTCTCTAAGGTCCTTTAATTTTTGGGTTTTTTCTCCTAATGTCTGAAGTCTGGCACCCATTTCATTGGGAGATAGACGTCCAAGGCTCGAGAGAATCTCATCAACTTCTATTTGTTCTTCTAACTGTTTAGAAAGTTCATTTAAATCTCGAGAAGATGCTCTCTCACTAAGTTTACGTTTTCTTTGTTCAGCTCGTTTCTCGGAAGTGAGACACTTTTTCTTACCGCGACGGTCTGCTTCGGCTTTACTAACACGTTTTCCAGTATCTGGATCAAAATAATATTGTCTTTTTTGCTTACCCTTACCTATAGTACAACGTACGGGAGATGTACGTCTAGGTTCTTTCAATCGAAGCTTTGGAGGAGAAGCTCTACCAGTTTCAAACCGTCGGACAAGAGTAGCTTTAGTACCAGTGATAGGCAAGTTCTTTTCCTTGACTTTCTCTTGAAGCGTTTTCTTAGGCATCCGATACAATTCCAAACGTTTTATGAGGACATCTTTATTACCAGTTTGGGGCAATTTATTTTTCTGAAGTTCATTCTTCAGATCCTCAACTTTAAGATTTTTCAAATCTTTTTTCCGAGACATTCTTTTATTTCATAGTCGAAAATATATTATTACAAATATATTTTGTTGTTCATACGTTATTTACTTCCCCACCCAGTGTACTGCCAACTATATCATGGTGTAGTTTTGACAATATTTGAATATTAGGAAAATGATTTTTAAATGTTCATTTTCATTTTAAAATTGTTTGATAGATGTATCCGACGTCAATTTTTAGGTGTGATATTGAGTTTTTTGATGAGAATCGAGAACGTTTTAGAGTTCATCGAGATGGTACAGGAGTAATCTCGTATATGCGATTAGGTCTACGAGAAGACGATTTTGAGAATTGTTGTTTGACAAGAGCCAAAGTGCACAGAGTTCTTTCCAATAGAAAGAATTATAATACTGATGATTATACTGCTTTTGTTCGAGAAGTTTTGCTCCCATATATGAGCGTGGGGATGCTTGAATCAACATTTGTCAGATGTCATTTGACACGAGATGAAGCAAGTAAGCATCTTGTTGGTGTGAATCTTGATAAAAACATGTACGACACGTTTGTTGAAGAAGGTTGGGTCTTTAAAGAGAAATCCAAAAAGTGGACGCTAAAAGTTGTTGAAGAGGCAAGGGATGCCTATGAGGAACCTCGCCGTCTTAAGTTTTCGTTTTATGAGGAAACCGGGTCGTGGATACTCAAAACCGAGGAAATTTACTATAATAATGAAAGGAAGGAAAAGACAATGCTTAATAAGTATTGTGCGGAGAGTAAGTATTCAGATCAAATAGATTGCTGGCATTACGATAGTAAACACAGAATGCGAGTATATCAGCGCTTTTACAGATAACTTTGGTAGATAATTATCTTACTCACAAAATATATAATTCTAACATATATTTTGTTCTTAACTAAATATTTACTGCCGGGCGATTGTTGCGTTTAATATTTCAACAATTCAGTAAATAGTTTTAATGTTCTTCGTCATCCATTAGAGAACTATTTTGAAATTACTAAATCTCGTAAATCTCAATTTATGTTACACTATGATTTCACTGCCGGGAATCGAACCCGGAACGCATGCTTGGAAGGCAGGAATGATACCATTACACCACAGTGAATAGGATCTAATAACAAAGGGGACACCCAGACTCGAACTAGGAACCTTACGATCTGCAGTCGCATGCTCTGCCAATTGAGCTATAACCCCAAAATACGCCCCTGAGAGGGATCGAAACTCGGACCTCCTGGTTAATACGTCCTGGTATTGATATGATTAAATGATGATTAATAATGATAAGGCCTCGAAGGGATTTGAACCCCTGACCTTCGGTTCGCTTGTTTAAAACTTATCTATTAGATTTTGATTACAAGACCGACGCTATACCAACTAAGCTACAAGGCCAATTCAGTCTTCATTTATTCTAGTTGCAAAACGTTTAAGAATTAAATTGCTGCAAGAAGACTTCGTATATAATATATACATATTTTTTTTAAATCAGTTTTGATTTAATTCGTGTTATTTAACACAACTTTTTCTTTAAGGTGTTTTCTGTTTAGAAGTTAATACGGGACTCTTCGGATAGTAAGAACAAGTTTGATATCGTTATCTGTAATCTTTTGTCGACCCGAATGAATCGCAGTTAAGACAGCATCCTTGAAGATGTTCACAAGAAAACTTTCAGTTACGAGTTGAGACAGAAGAACAAAGTCCTTACTAATCTGCTTGATATCTTCATATTGTTGGGACACTTCTCGGAGTAAGCGATCAAAAGGCAACTTCCGCACCACAAGACAATCGCTGTGCTTCTGGTAATACCCAATTTCGCGTAGGGCATTTTGTCCAGATCGTGATTTTCCTTGTGTTGGTTTATAACTTCTGCATGTATCCAAACTTGGACCAACCCCAGCAAGCAAAACTTTATGGTTGAGCGTCAGAGCTGTATCCAGATCTGCAGGTTTTAACGTCTTTTTTCCACTATAGCGCATAGAAGCTACACTGCCACGGATCAGTTCCCCCACATAATCTCTCATGATTTCCCTCGCAAAATCATAAACGTTTTCGGCGATAATTTTCGCACCACCTTTCCTAGCTAAACGGGTAATATCTGGGTTAGTAATACTTTCGATGCCTTCTGGACTTGCCATTTTATAGTTAGGGATGAAGTGTTAATAAAATTAAGTTTTTAATCTAGCTATAGCTAATCAAAAAAATGGTCATGAGTAAAAGAAAGTATGATAAGTTTGACACGTACATTGAGCGTGTATTAAAACATCTTTACCCCGAACTTGGAATGACCAGCGAAGCAAAAATGGAAGTAAACAATCTGATTAAAGCTAGTTTTCAGAAGATTATGGATGCAGTGAATTATTTGAACGCACAATCCGATAAGAAAACCATTTCTGCCAAACATCTTGGAATTACGACTGACATTGTTTTGGGAAAGGAATTGGCAAAACATGTGCACCAAGAGGGAACTAGAGCTGTAACTGAGTATAATACTAGCGTCTCTTCATCTCAAGGAAAATCAGATACAACAACTACTCGAAGTGAACGCGCAAAATTAATTTTTCCTGTGGGTAGGATTGAAAATACCTGGATAAGACCTGCAATGTGTGGACGAGATACACGGTTGTCTGAGGATGCGCCCGTATATATGGCTGCTGTTCTTGAATATATTACTGCAGATATACTTGAACTCGCCGGTCATGTAGCTAAGGACGATAAGAAGATGCGTATTACCACACGTCATCTGGCTCTTGCACTTCAACGAGATGACGAATTGGATCATTTCCTTGGCGATTATATCGTAAGTGGCGGTGTGGTACCCCATATTCATTCGGCACTTTTGCTCAAGAAAAAGACGAGGAAGAAGAAAACGGATGCATGATGATGGGTGTATGTATGATGATGGGTGTATGTATGATGATGGGTGTATGTATGATGATGGGTGTATGTATGATGATGGGTGTATG